GCCACGATTAATTTGGAACCCTTCAGATACACTGAAATGCGCTTTGTTTCCCATTAATCATCAAGGTATAGCCTGATTGCGTTGTCAAGAGTGGAGTGCAGTGGCTTGTTCACCGGAATAAGTTTGTGAAAAGATAGAACGTCTCACGAAGAGTGTTCAAGACCCCGTCTATATATCTATAGATGGTAGTTAATTTGACTCAACCCAGCACTGCGACATTAAGATACGCGTGGACTCACAATTCGTCGACAATATTTATACTTCTATAAAAGACATCATACCACCCGTAGGTTTAAAATGTGAACAATATCGCAGCGTCATCAAGTAATAAGTTTACAAATTTAAGTACTATTAACAGCGGAAGTGCATTCTTTCGGGTACCCTAACCGGCACCACAAAATCCGGTCATCCAACCGATACTACTGTGGGCAACACTATCAGATCTTATATCTATACCCAGTATGTGTCAGAAGGCGTGAAAACGCTAATATCAGGCGATGACATACTCTTCATTGTTCCGCGTGCTAAGTTAGACCTCACTATATAGCGCCTGCAATAATGTTACGTAACGCCTGGTTTCCATGGGGAAAGTTAAATGGGATAACAAATAAAATCAATAAAGGTGAGCGACATCACAGGCATAGAGTTCCTCTCTAAGTAATATTAAGATGACGGTGTTCTAGAATGTTTCACTCCAATGGATCGTCTTTAGTATAAGCAGAACTTAGGCTATGAATTTAACATGTAATCAGTCTAGGATCAAGTCTACGAGAACTCGAGGATAATTTACGGCGATCACCCGATCCATGCATAGTGGTAAGAGAACCGCCAACACTCCTTATTTGTTCCTGCAGTTGGTGGGTCATCTGACCAACGAATGCCCGTACCGTATGACATTAAGGCACCCACCATTCAAGTACGGCACAGGGGCACCTGTGAGGTGGGATTCATATAACCATACTAACTCCAAATGTAACAGCAGTTTTGTGACCTCAAAGGAGGAAAGAAACTAAAATAAAAGAGATAGCAAATTAAACCAAAGTAAAAGGTTAAAATGCAATCTAACCTAGTCCTGCGCCAAAGAAAGAATCGCGCACCATAAAACACAATCGTACAGAAGCAGAACAAGTAGACGATAACGAAGTTTAATGGTACCAGAATAGTGAAGCAAGATTATATCGCACCCATTTAATTATCCTCCACAGGGGAGTTCTTTGCCTCCGCGCATATTAACCCAGGTAACATCCAACTCTTCCCCTGATTAGCTAATATAGCCAGATCATTCGACCGCTATAGAATCAACAGCATAAGATTCACCTACGTACCGCGCACTGGTCTTACGGCCAATGGAACTGTAGTTTGGTCTTACGATCCATCCCCAACGGATGCCTAGCCAACTCTGATCGAAGCAATGTAAGCCAGATATCATACAACCGGACCCGTTCGAGCTAACGTAAGTTTAATCATACCGGCAAATGAACTCAGGTAGCAATAGATGCAAATGAAATACATAACTACATCCATTGATTCAACGACCTTCACAAATGGCGAATCCGCTATGTAATTTTTCTGTGGTCGTATTATCCTCAATGTGTAGGGAGACGCGTCCCTGAACGCTGGTTAGGTGTTTGTGGAATATGATATAACTCTTCAGGACCCCTAAGCCGTACCCATCACAGCGAATTAAAGTATAACAATGCAACAGATCCCAGCCTATAATGGCCAAATCTTCGCTTTCGGCTCTACCGCGGTCAGCAACACTAGTGATACAGCTTAGATGCAACTCGCTTTTTCACAACCATCAGGCAAATGCGTTATCACTACAGGGAGCGGAGGGAACTGTGCCACTTTCGAGACAACCTCACTAGAGGCCCAGCAACTATTATTCAACAGGGCATGGGAATTCTGCCTCACTTTATGTACGACGCTAAATCGCGTGGATACCTCTGGAACGCCCACTATAGCCGTTGATAAAGTGACTATTTAGATGGAAGCTGAAGTAGCCAACGTATGAACATCTTATGTGACCCTGGACATAACGTCAAGCACAGCGGGCGTTCAATAAACGGCCACTAGCAACGGCAACACCATCCTTCAATAATTTGCGTGCATATTTAATATGTCCTCAACCCCATACCCTATTGGAACTACCAGAATCAGAATCACCAGCATCACGCCCACCTTCTCTGGTTTGACCTACACATCATCATTTAGCACCACGAACTTGAATTGTGAATCTCATGTACAGATCCTTGTACCATCATATTATACCATCCCTGGACAAACTAATATGAAGAGAAAGACCACCGGATATTCCGGCTTTCTTCAAGCATCCAACAATCACATATAACATGCCCTTAATGGCAACATACAAATATAGAAGATCAATATCGTAACTAACAAGAACGTCTCCACACGACAACTAGTTGAGAACAATCCATGTAATGATAAGAAACGAGCAAACTAGTCCAATTCATGCTCGAACCAAGCCGTTATCTCCAGATAATCATCACCTGTCAGCGGTACGGCAGCTGACTCGGAGAGTCCGATATCGGCACTCGGGAATGAGGGAAGCGACTCTGCAACGGGCGCTTGAGTTGGGGTGGCTGGGCGCCACCTCTAGAGACACATGTGTCCCAGGGGG